AGTTTGTACTCGCGCTGCTGAAGCAGCTGCAATTTTGGCTTTGGCTTCTTCGGTATGAGAGAAGGTTTTGCCCCACATTGGGTTCTTTTTACCAGACATACCTAACTGGGGGGCTGTAGCATCAGTTGCCAAGTTATAACAGTAATCCTTACCTACATGCTCTTTAAGCCATACATTTTCAGCGGCAAGTACGTCCGCCTCCAAAGGCAATTCTTCTACTATGACAAAAGTAAAAGCTTGTTCTCCGTACTTTTCCCAAGCTGCCTGAAGGTGTTTATTTGCATGAGTGCCGCGCCGTAGCATCCACCAATGTTTTCTTTTCCTCTCCGTAAAATTTACTGCACTTCCTACATAAAATTTGTTATTGATTATGTTGATAATTTTGTAGATTCCTCGTGCCATATGCCCTCCTGTGAAAGTAAGGACAGAATACACTAATGTAACGAATAACACAAGCAAAAAAAGAAAAGGGGGCCGAAGCCCCCTTAACTGCCTTAAAAATCAAGGGCTTAGCGTCAAGCGCCTTGTGATCCGTACATACCCAGTGGATCCGACCAACCGAACGAATATCGCTCTCTTGCTTTATATCTAACGTTCCCTGTATCGAAATCCCCGTCCATTGAATTTGCCAACGGAGTACGAACAAAATGCTTCATGCCGTTAGGAACATCAGTGGTCAGGAACCATGCGTTCGTGTCGGTCAGGAAGTGGTTGATCGTATAGCCTTCAGGGATCGAGCCGTTGTTGACAATGGCGTTGATGTCGTTGTCGTTAGTACCGACGCGCAGCTGAGTTTCCAGCAGACGGGTAGAAACGAACTGCAGAGCCGGAGGCACAATCAGCTTCTTGGGCTTGGCTGCGATCAGCAGGCCACGCTCGTCCGTCCAAGCAGCGATCTGAATAACCGCGTTTTCCAACGAAGTTTCGTTCAGGTCAGATGCAGTGGAAGGAATGTTGCTGTTGGAGCCGCCAGACACCAGCGGGTGACTTGCCGAGAACAGAGCAACACCATCGCCACCGGGGTAGCTGTTGGAGAAGCCGTTGTTCAGGACGTTAGCCGCCTTGACCTGCTTGGTGTACGACATAGCACGAGCCAGAGCCTTGGTATAACGAGCCGAGAGGCTGTCATACAGGTTATCTTCGATGGCCTCTTCGGTCAGCGAGAAACCCAGAGCGATGGTTTCGTGGTTGTAGCGGGCAGTCCATGCTTCCTGCGCATTGTCATACGCGATCGCAGAACCTTCATTTTTGACCGGCGCTGCTGAGAAGCCAGACAGCTTGGTCTCTTCTTCGAACGAACGCTCGGAAGTCTCGGTCTCGTAGATTTCCTTGTGTTCTTCGCCGTAACGAGCGTACTCCATGCCGAACAGGGCGTTCAGGCCGGGCAGTAGCTCTTTCAGTAGTTGGGCACGTGAAATAGCCATGTCTTACTCCTTAAACGCCGGTCGGGTTGAGATACTGATGACCGCCAGTAATAACCGTAGTTACCACATTGGTCGAAGTATTCAACGTAGAGGTTGCATAGGGTGCGTTGAATTTGCACACGAACTCGCAGTAGCCGTTAGAGCTGTTCGAGGTATCGGGAACAATGTCAACAATACGGATTGGCAGCGAAGCCGTAGTAGCGATTGAAGCGCCATCAAGGCCAATTGCCGAGTCACCAGTGGTGTTGGAGCCAGAGTTCTGCACCAGAGCGGCGTTAGCGCCAACAACGTCCGGGCCGTAGAAAGCTACGGTGGTAGTTGCCGAAACAGCGGCCATCTTGAACAGGACATCAGGATCGTCCACAACATAAGCTTGAGCATCAGTTGCCTGAGTACCGGCGGGCCAGTTCTGGGCAAATTGCTTTTGCTTGGTGGTGGGGTTGGTATAGGTGCAACCCATGAAAATGCCAACCGGGGTAGCGGTCGTGGTGCCACTGTCTTTCTCAACAGTGCCATTCGCAACACGCTTAACTACGTCGCCGTAGAAGATGTCAGTGCCATAACCATTGGCGATAGACATCAGACGAGTAGACCCGGCATAGGGTTGACCGCCGATCAGATTGATCGGACGTAGCCCGTAGGGCTTCGACACAGTCGGATATGCCATAGTTAAACTCCAAAGTTAAAAATTAACCGCCTCTACCGAACGACGTCGATGACTTCCGTTCTTGGAACAGCGGCATACGGGGGTCGTTCTCTCGCATAAAACTATTGTCAATTGCTTGAGCCTGAGCTTGGGTTTGCGCTGCGTAATAAGAATTACGCTGGTCCACAAACTCCTCCGGCGTCTTGCACAACAACAGCCCACCGATCTCGATGTTGTCCTTAAAGCGACTATTCGGATCGATTAGCAGTTTAAATTTGGGTTGCTCCGATACTTTTACTGGTTCCCAGCCTTCGCGCAACTTACTAGAGAGGTTGCGGGGGTCGGCGTTGTCCCGTATCGAGACGCGAATCCATCTGTACCTAAAACCCGGTTCTTTATCGGGCTCAGGTAGCAGTTCTGCGGGCGCCCACTGCTTGGGACGTTCCTGAACTGCACGAGTTTCAAGTTCACGAGTAAGTCTGTTCTCAGCCATTATCTATTCTCCAATTTAAGAACTTCACGAGCGTACTGCTCCGGGGTCAATTTAAATTTCTTGGCCAGCGCAGCCTGTGTCGCTGTCAATTTAACGCTCCTCGGCGCGGTACTTCTCTTGGCTGAAGCCACGACAGTACTCGGCTTTTTCTGACTCTTTTGTTCGTCAGATGGCGCTTCGCTATGGAAGGCTTCTGGAAACCGCTTACGAATAGTTTTGTCTATTCGATCGTAGTAGTCATCGCTGCCTATATAGTCAGCGCCATACTCACGATACAGCTTCATATGCAGGCCTTTGGCTGCTTCCGTCATCTCCTCGTCCTTGTTGAACCAGTTGGAGTTACGGCGCTGCCAAGCTGCGAATTTCTGATCTACAGGCTGAGGCTTGTTGTCAGCTTGAGATTTCTGGGGCAGTTGTACATCATTTTCTTCCACTTGTATAGTGGGTTTGAAATTTTTTGCCTTCTCAAGCTTTAAACTAGCGTTTGTCAACTTTAACTGAGCGTTAGCTATGATCTCCGGGTCGCCCATAGTGTAGGCTTCCGTGTACTCCTTCTTGGCCATAGCAACTTCGTTCTCCGCAGCCTCTTGAGCCGTGGATATGTAAACTTGCTCGCCAGTCGCCAAAGTTGACTTAAGTCGCTTGTTTTCCTCCAGAATCTGCTGGGCGACGCGCAGGGCTTCCTCCTGCTCGCGCAGGGCTCGCTCCTTCTCCCGACGCTCGTCGTGCCATGCCTTCTTATATTGTTTGAACTTGGTCACAACCTCTTCGGAGTACTCGCCCCCCTCTTCAGGTGTTTCCAAAGAATTAACAATATCTACTGGTAGAGGTTCCTTACCGCGATCTTCTGCGGGGGTGTCGTCTTCAATCTCGACAGTAAAATCGTTGTCCTCGTCCTCTGAGGTAGACATCTTTGACTCTATCTCGTCAGGGAACTTGTATTCGTTCTTCTCGAATTCAGGCATGTGTCCTCCTTATGCTCGTGAAATTCCACGCGGGTCTTGGACAACTGCCTCGACCGAATCATCATTAATCAGACGGAATTCCCGCCCATGAATCTTCAGTCGCGTGCCGCTGTTGGGACGCGCTAGGATGAAATCGCCCTCTTGACACCAAGGGCCACTGGGAAAGCGGCTGCTGTCTTTGTAACAATCCGGCCCCAATTTCACGACAAAGAAGACCGTGCTAAGGACCTCTTCATAGTGCATTGTCTGGTCAGCCTTAATAATCCCGCTGTCGAACTTGCTCTCGACTTCGGGAATGGCCACCAAGATGTGATAACCGGCAGGGGTTGGCAGTTGTTTCGCCTTCTCCTCGGCTGTTTCGGGTAGGGTTGAAACTTCACCGCTCTCTGTAGCGATGGCTAGTTCACTCATCGTCTGATTGCTCCAATCGTTTTGCGAGGTCTTTTAGGTACTCCTCCACCACGGTGAGACCTCGAATTTCACCGCAGAGTTTCTGGTATTCGGCGTAGTCTTTGGCCACACCGTCTTGAACCGCTTGCTGTAGCGGACGCCGCCTATCGTCTATGTATGACTGGACGGCGTTAATAAGTTTTATGCTCATTTCTTAGCCTTCGCTGGGGGTTTGTTGTCCTTTTCAGGCTTATTCATCGCGTTCATACGCATCTTCATCATGTCCATGCCTTGACGGAAGCCTTCCATCTTTTCTTCCTTAGCACCACGACGCTGCTCGTCGATGCTCTTCATGGCCATGTTTGCCCCAGCAATCTCTTTCTGGGCGTTGATGCGCTGCTTCTCGATCTCCAGTTGTGCCATGCGAGCCGCTGCGTCTGCCTGATCTTTTGCAATCTTGCGCTGGACTTCGGCCTGCTTGATCTGCAATTCTTGCATCTGCATCTGGATAATTGGGTCTTGCATCTGCTGTTGTGCCTGCATAGCTTGTGCTTCTGCCTGATGTTGCTGCAGTAGCTGCTGCGACGCTTGCACCGCCGCCTGAGAAATCTGAAGCTCCATGTCTTTTGGAATCTCCTGATCCTCGTTCGGACCCTCGAAGTCTGGGATGGTTATGCCCATCACCTGCTCCATCTGCTTCTTGTACTCGTAGCCCACGTGCTCAGCTATGTGTGCCTGCAGTGCTGCCATCATCATTTGTGCGTTCGGGTTGTTGGCCAACGCTTGTTGCACCTTCGGGTCTTGCATGGCCATCTGGTGAACCATGATGTGCGCTTGGTGGTCCTGATAGACAAACGCTTTGACCGGCTTACCCCGCAGGATGTTCATGTTCTCCGTCACCGGGTCGCGTGGCCGTGTGTCGTCCTCCATGGGGATAAGCTTTTGGTAGTTTTTGATGCCCAGCACTTCTAGCATCTGCCTGTGTAAAAGCGGCAAGTCATACAGCTGCGGTGCTGTTTGTGCTAATTGCAATACAGCTTGATATTGAACAACCTTCTGCGACATGGTCGCCGCATTCGGGTCTGAGACTGGAATAACGTCAACCTGATCGTAATCCTCCTGCTTTACAGACGGACGGCCTTCTTCTGGCTCAAAGTCGTAAGTGGGGGGCAAGAAGTCACGAATAATCTCTTTTAAGAGACGGAACTCCTCGTGCATAGCGAAGTGAATCCGCGCCTGCACAGCCGACATGATCTTTAAAGTTCTCTCAAGAATCGCCAGAGTTGTGCCCACCGGAGCCTGTGCGGACATGTCCGACACCTGCAGATCAGCAGCAGAAGCAAACCTACGACCTTCTTCAATGATCTTGTCCATCAAGCCCGCTAGGACTTGGCTTGGCTCTTTGTACGGCAGCGGTAGGATGTTGTCCCTAATACTTCCACTCGGGACATCGACATCTCGGAATTCTCCCGGAGTAATTGGGGTGTCATCGCCTTTAACTCGGAGACCTCTAGACTTAAGCCCACCCGGAAGGTTGGAGAGGGTGCCTGCATCAACCAGTTGACGCAGAATGGATGTGCCGCTTTTCGCATATGCGCCGATTAAATGAATCAAACCAAAGTAGTAGAAGCCGAATCCGGGAATGTATCCGTAATGGACAAAGTGGTTTCGCTTCTGTTTTGTCTTGTCTTCTGGACGCCAATTGCGCCGAATCGACAATATCTTCTGCGTGTTCTTCTCGATTGTGACGACGTACGGAAGCGCAATGCCTGTCTCTTCTCCATCCTCGTCAACGTCTTCATAGCCGGGTAGGTCGAGATCAACGTGCATCTCAAGAATGCGGTAGCGGTCATCCGTCGTCGCCCTGAAGCCAAGCTTCTCAGCAATCTTTTTCTCAATCTCTTCGATAGTGTTGACTGGATCACCGAGATCGATGTCAAGGTAAAAACCCGAGACCTGAAGCTTTCGTAGTTCATTCTCTGTTTTCCTCATCACGTGAGTTACACGCTCAGCAGTCTTTAGAGAAGACGCGCCGTACGGCACAACAATATCTTCTGCAGGAACATAAATAGACACCTGACGGCGCAAGCTCGGGTCGTAGTAGACTTTTTTGAACGCGTTGCCCGCCAATCCCAAGCCCCAGAGCATCTTCTCGTGCTCAGGCCGGTACTCCGGCATTTGCTCTGTCAATCGGAAGTTCATGTCCGTCTGGACACGCTCTGCTGCATCTTTCTTGTATGGCGTCTCTTTGCCGATCAGCTTGGTCTTAACAGGACCTGCTGCCGGGAAGGTGTCCATGATTGTCTCAGCTTGGAACTTTACTAGCGCTTCAGCCAACAGCGGATGCACAACGCCACAGGCGCCAGCCCACGGCTCTGTTCTTTCTTCAAGCTTCATGCCCAGCAAATCAAGACCGTCTACATAGGTCTGTATCCAGTCCTTGCGTGAAGACAAGTCTTCTTCATAAGCATCGACCAGCTCTCCAGCTAGAAGTGCCAGCTCGTTGTCTGGCATGAACTCGGCAAGGTTCGCCTCGAAGTCCTCTTCGTCCAGCTCGCGTGGCTCCATCTCTATTTCTAAACCATCCGTGCGCATGGTCACGCTCTCTGGGTCCTCGATCTCGATCTCCAAGTCGGGCTCGTTCTCCATAATGCCCTGCGGGGCAGCATATAGTGCTTTCTCGATGCTCATTTTATTTCCTTAAATATGTTCCGAGTCTTGGGTTTCGGCTCCGGAACCATGTAATGTGAATTAAGCAGCTCTCGATCAAGTTCAAATGGGTTTGTCTCGAACCACTTATCTACGTCTTCCTTCGTTGTTTCATAAGGCGTCCTGTCCGCCTCTTTCGCTTGCTTTAGCAAACGACGGTTATATTTCTTCACCCGCCACCAAAATTTAATGGTTTCAAAGATTTTCATCTGTCCGCTTCTATAGTTAATAGTTGTAGTTTCAGACGCTCAGCCAGCCACACAACATCTGCCCCATCAGAAATACTCGAGGCAAAATACTCGTTACCGTCCTTGTCGTAGCCCATCACTATTACGCGCTCAAGGTCGGCTTTTAACGCACCTTCTAACACCCGCTCTGGAGGTATGTCGTGCGAGGTAATTACCGGTAAAACAATCACGTTGTCCATAGGCGCCCTAGTAATACGCAGCTGTCCTGCGCCGAAATATCGGAATGTCGTCTGGCTCGTCAGACGGCAGCTTAATAAACCCACCCTGCCTGAACCTCAGCAGGGCCAATGTTGTC